GTGCGCCCAAAAGGCGTACATCTAGAAATCACACTGTCTGGAAAATTGGCAGGGGCTGAGGGACTCGAACCCACGACCCTCGGTTTTGGAGTCCGCCCACTTGCATTGAAAACAAACCGTTTTCTTTCCAACCGGACCAAAACCGCCCCCTTTTAGGTCAATGGGTTAGGCGGGAAAGCCCAACCACCCCAACACACATAAGCAAAGAAAAACGCCGCCCCCGAAGCCAAGGGACGGCGCTAACGGCGTCCTGAAAACGCCAACATCAAATGAGGATCGAGATGCAAGTAAATGTTATATTATCACACTCCAAAACGCAAGTGGACTCGCCGCTCGATCACCCGATTGACGTGGCAATGTTCAAGGATAGACGCGCCATGTCGATCAAGCCCAAAACCCTGTCCATGCGCGACCTGTCGACCGCTCTGCCCGCCGCCGTAAGCAAGGACGCCATGCGCCATATCAAGCTGGGCCGCTTCACAGGTGAACCCACGGCTAAGGGTTCTTACAGGCACAACGCAGCCCATGAGTCCGTTAGCGGGATTGAAGGTGACTATGACGCCGGGACGATGACCGTGGAACAGGCCGTGGACGCACTTGCCCGCGCTGGGGTTGCCGCGATGATTTACACCACGCCAAGCCACCAGCAACCCGGCAAGGGTCATCGCTGGCGTGTCCTCTGCCCCCTGTCCAAAGACACCGCACCGTCAGAACGGCAAGCCTTGCTGGCGCGGGTCAACGGCGTCTTGGGCGGCACTCTGAGCGCGGAGTCCTTCACCCCAGCGCAGTCCTATGCGTTCGGCGCTATCAAAGGCGACCCGGCCCCGGACGTTCGGCTTGTCGATGGCCGTTACCTTGATAAATGCGCCGATTTGGATTCCACAGCTATCGGCAAACCAGCACCCAACCGTGGCGAACCCTGTATCGCCCAAGACCTCAGCCACGACACGTTCCGCGTGGATAGAGCCAAGGCAATGTTGGAGTCCGCCGCTGAACGGTTGGCAGAAACAGACGTTGCCCGGAACGAGGCGCTATGCCGGGAAGCCTATCTGCTGGGGGGCCTTGTCGCCAACTGCCTGCTGGACCGCGAGTCGATCCTTGACACCTTGCTGCCCGCGATGGCTGAATCCGGTTACACAGACGACCACGCCAAAGGCGATGTGGCAGAGGTGGAACGGGTCATAGACACGCAACTGCTTATCGGGGCCAAAGAACCTTTCGACCCCTCCCCCAATATGGAATTTGACGATGATGACGAAGATATGGTGGACGACCCAAGCATTGACTATCTGCTGGGGCCTGCCCCCGTTGACCAGAAATCCACCGAGGGTCTGCCTTATTTGACACCCGGCCAATGCGCCGATCTGCCCGCCCGTGACTATGTGGTGAAACGGTTGATTGCACCGGGTCAAATCGGTTGCATCTTTGGCGAACCCGGCGCGGGCAAATCCCTTATCGCCCCCCGCGTGGCTTATGAGATTGCCCAAGGTGAACCCACGTTCGGGCTGCGCACCAAAGCCGGACCCGTGTTTTACGTTGCGTGTGAGGATCAAGAGGGCATGGCGGGCCGCGTGGCCGCGCTGCACATCGAATTGGGGGACGCTGACACGTTCCACCTGTTTAATACCGTTGGTGACTTATTCAGCCCCGGAGTCATCAAAGGCAAGGGCAGCGCCGATCTGGAGGCACTACGCAAGGCAGCGCGGCAAGTCCGGCCCCAGCTTATCGTCATCGACACGCTGGCAATGGCGATGCCGGGACTCGAAGAAAACGATGCCGCCGGGATGAACCGTGTTGTTCAAATCGGCAAGCGTCTTGCCAAGTATGGGGCAGCCGTCATCTTTGTTCACCACGGGACAAAGGCAGAGGGCAACACGCCACGCGGCCATTCCGTATTCAACGGGGCCTTGGACTTCTCTGTAATGGTTAAGCCCGCTGACACGAACGGCATTGTCCGGGGGATGATCCGCAAGAACCGCAACGGGCCGCCTGATCTGGACATTGCGTTCAAAATTGGCAGCCACACAGTCGGTAAAGACATCGACGGCGAACCCGTGGACGCACCTATCTGTATTCCGTGTGATCCGGGCCAAGCCGATGACGAGGTGAAGCTGACAGAGGCCGAAAGGGCAGCCCATAACTTGTTCCTAGAAATGGCAGCGGATGGACCCGTGGAGGAGGCGGAATGGCGAAAGCGGGCAACCGATGAATACCACGTTTCTGCCAGCGATGACCGGGACAATCGCCGCCGTGCTGTGACTCGCGCGTTCAAAGGGCTGTTGAAAAAGGGCAAAATCACTACCGCAAATGGTCTGCTGACTTTTCCATGCGCCGTGGAAACCGACGACTTTGACGACGATGTAGAGGGGACAGACCCATGATAGCCGCGTCTCCAGACACCCGGACTCCGCGGACGAGTCCGGTTATTGTCCTGTCCGTCCGTCCCGTCGCCCCTTACCCGGAACCCGGACGGACAGGACTCCCCCCTTTAGGGGGGTCCGGCTGTCCGGTCCGGTCAGGCAACCCGATTGATTGTTCTCCAAGCATTCCATGTTCCGTTGAGCGGGTCCCTCTGGGCGATTGGCTGGAGGCGGGTAGCGCAGAGCGCATCCTTTCAACCGATCAAAGAATTTTGAATCGACCTTCCCCCAAGCAAACCGATTCAACGAAAACAAGAAAGCAGACCTAATGGAAAACCTGACAATTGACGAACTACTTGACCCCGGCCCCAGCGTGGAAATTCCCGATGACCTCATAACATCGGCGGACCTTGGCGAATGGCTTGGACTGACCTCTAGCCGCGTGAACCAGCTTGCTCGCGATTCCGTTCTGCCCCGAGTGGATGCCCCCGGCGGCTTCGCCTTCCCGCTCAAACAATCCGTGCAAGCCTACGCTGAACATTTGCGCAATCGGTCTGTCCGATCATCCGACCCACGTTTGGCTGATGAAAAGCTGAGGGTTGCCGCCGGACAGGCTGACAAGCTGGATATACAGAATCAGAAATCACGAGGCGAGTTGATCCCCGCCGCCGCCGTCCGGGCTGAGTGGCTTTCCGTAGCTGCTGATCTTCGCGCCCGTCTCTTGGCCGTCCCCAGCCGGGTTGCTGCAAAGTTGTCGCTGGACCGCCCCGCGATCGCAGCTTTGGACGTGGAATTGCGCCGGGCGATGCAAGCCCTTTCCGAAACTGCAAACGAGGGCGCTGAGGGGGCCACCCACAGCGACGACTCGACCAACTCAGCGCCCGATAATGCTGACAATACCCAAACGCCTCTGGAGGACCAAAAATGAACAACGCAGCCCTGACCGAAATCCGCGCCGAAACCTATGCCACATTGCGCCCGCCGCCGCCTGTCAATTTGCCCGACTGGATCGAGTCCAACGTCCGGCTGCCCTCAGAGGTATCCGCCCAAACCGGGCCGATGACTTTGACCCCCGTGCAACGCGGGATTGCTGAGGCGATGGGCGATCCTGAGATTGAGCGGGTGAGCGTGGTTAAACCTGTTCGCCTTGGCTACACGTCCCTGCTGACCTCGCTTGTCGGATACTATTGCGATAGCGATCCTAGCCCGATCTTGGCCGTGCATCCCACCGAGTCAGACGCCCGTGGTTGGATTGTGGATGACGTGGAACCGATTTTTGCCGCGTCCCCAGACCTGCGCGGATTGCTGACCCTTGAAGCTGACCCCACAGGACGTTCCACATTGTTGTCGCGCAAATTTCCGGGTGGTTCGCTCAAGGTCATTGCAGCCAAGAGTCCAAGAAACCTTAGAAGGCACAACGCTAAGGTGCTTATTCTAGATGAAATTGACGGAATGGAATCCGGTGCTGAGGGTTCGCCGATTACTTTGGCCGAACGCCGGACACTTTCATTTCCCGACAGAAAGATTGTGGCTGGATCGACTCCAACTTGGGAAGATACTTCGCACGTTCTTAGACTCTACGCTCAATCGGATAAACGTGTCTTTGAAATCTGCTGTCTCGACTGTGAGAAATACACCGCGCCCCTTTGGCAGCATATCGAATGGGAATCCGACAAACCGGAAACCGCCGCGTTTACATGCCCGCATTGTGGTGCAGTGCAGCCCGAAACCCGCAAAGCCGAAATGGTAAACCGTGGCCGTTGGGTCATCACTGCCCCCGATGTGAAAAACCACGCCGGGTTTCGAACGAACGTGCTTGTCTCCACTTTGCCCGCAGCAAGCTGGGGTAACATCGCCCGCGAATTTCTTGCCGCCAAGGATCATCCCGACTTGCTGCAATCGTGGACAAACACTCTAATGGCTGAGGGTTGGCGGCAAGCAGGTGAGGAACTGGACGAGTCTGCGCTTGCGAACCGTCGTGAGTCCTTTTCACTGGAGAACCTGCCAGAGGAAACCCTTGTCCTGACGTGCGGCGTAGTTGTGCAGCACGACCGCCTGGAATCCGTCACCTTAGCACATAGCCGGACAGAGACGTTTGTAGTGGACGCCCGCGTGTTCTGGGGACCTGTGAACGACTCAGATGTGCCTTGGGCCGAATTGGACGCCCTCCTTGCGCAGACACATATCCACCCCGGCGGCGGCATTTTACGAATGGACGCCGTTGCGGTGGACTCCAGCGATGGACAGACAATGGACCGGGTTCTGGCGTTCTGTCAGCCCAAGCTGTCGCGCCGCATTGTACCGATCAAAGGGGCAGACGGCCAACGCCCCGCGATCCGGGCAAGCGCCACCAAGGGGCAGCGGCTCTTTATTGTGGGTGTGGACGGTATCAAGGCGAACCTGACCGAACGTCTAATGCGCGGCACTTCCATCCGGTTTTCCGATACGCTCGACTCCCGCTTTTTTGAGGAATTAGCAAGTGAACGGCGTGTGGTGAAATATCAGCGCGGCACACCGAAGGCGTCATGGGAACGGATTCCGGGCAAACGGGCTGAGGCGTTAGATTGTGTTGTATACGCTTTGGCCGTGCGGAATCTGGTTGGGGTGAATTTAGACGTTAGAGAGAAGGAATTGGCAGACCGGGGCACAGCAACACCACGACAAACAGTTGTTAAATCCAAATGGCTTGGCCTTGGGTAATTTATCCGCAACCGGGATGATTAGAGCAACACTTCCATCATACACCGCAAAAAGTGAAGATTGTGCATTCAACCACTAGATGTGGTACATACCTGACACTATACTTATGAAATTCATATAACGAGGTGCTCATGGCATATTGGAAAAAGTCTTTTAAAAAACTACCAAAAAAAATTGCGGTCGAGCTAGAGAACTTAGATTCAGAAAATGCCAAGGTACTGGCAGGGAAGCTAATCGATCCGCAGGAAATAGAGGACGGAGAGTATTCCCACCTCGGTCTCACCATCGATACCCTAGAGGTTGGCAGAACTTGGGAGATCATTCCAGATCATTCTGTTGGCACCCAATCCAAACGCAATGCGGAGGGATGGGTACATGTTCGCAAGGATTTACCAAAATTTACAAAGTACTATTACCGCGACATTGAGAACTTTGGTAACGCTGCGCGTAATGGGTGGTCAACGGTCGCAATTCCGAGAGAGGTATACGAGCGAGATGAGTATCCACCTTACCTCTTTCATATCGAAGTAAATATTCAAGAGATTTTGGGGGATGGCAGAATTGGCGTAGTTTTCTCTGTTGATGAGGTGTTTTTGGCAACCAGCCCAAGTTTCGATGGTGACTTTCTTTCTGCCATAAACCTTTTGCAGGAAAATACTGGCGTATCTGGAGTAGTATCTGCCGAAAATCCTGAATTTGTTTTCACAAGTGGATTGAACTGGTCGCTATTTCCTCCGGGGGATTTGGAAGCAGTCGCTACCAGCCTGTCGTCCGGACCAAGAGCTATCGCGGAGGACGTGGTACGTGAACGGTTGCAACTGTTTGATCAATTTCAACCAACAGAATATCTGCGTGGACTCGGAGGTAACGACCATTATATCGGCGCAAAGTACGCGGAAGATTTAGTTGTATTCGAAAACCTGAAATACGGGAATGCCCTGTACGTTTTGTATCGTGATTGGCAAGCACTCTCACAGCAACCGAGAAGCGATATATTAAGACTTCGAACCAGCCAGTTCGATAGGATTATCCATACAGATGGATGGGAAAACCGCTTTGCCGTTCTGATGCAGAAAGAACTTGCAAAGCGCGGCATTCGCATCCGGATTGGTCGAAATATGCGTCGCCGACGCCGTTAAGAAAATCCGTAGTTGCTTTGCAGCCAATTGCGTCCTTGAGCGAAAGGCGTAACCGGATCATATGAATCAAAAATAGCGACCGATGGGCCGCTATTCTCTCCGCTGTCTGGCATGGGTGCTTTACTACACTGGCAATCAATGCGCGTCCACTAAGCCCGCGACTAAGTAGGCATAGTGCCGCACATTATCTTTGATCTTAGGACACTCGTAGTTTTCTCGGTCGGTTGCTTTTATCGCCATTCTCGCAAACGTAATCAATCCACCGAGTTTTTCAGCAAAGTATACGTTACTGTCGGCTGGCCCTTGGGGGCGCTCGCTGGTCCTGCGGTTTTCAAACGCCAATTCCAGCATCGCCTTGCGCAAGTCTATTTCTGCGGCAAGCCGATCCGTTTTGTCCTTTGGCAAGTCTTGCTCGCAGTATTCTTTTGCGATCCAAGAAATCGCGTCAATTATACCTGCAATATCCGACCGATTCATTTCTTTGGCCATCACGCCCCCCATTCTTATCGTTTCAAGATACGGATTTAGATGGGGGTTTTCAACTGCAATACTAGGCTCGCTCAAGAGCCCCGCCATGCCAAAGAAACTCCAAGCCATCCTTGGGTATCTGGAAGCCTTCCCGCTCAATCATCGCTATGATCCGCATAAAGGTGAACCAGATTGCGTCCGGGTCTGGGATTGTCGCAGCGATCATGCGTTGTGCTTCGTTTCTAAGTTGGTTGCTGTCCATATCATGGCCTCATTTGTTTGGTGGCTGGTATGGAAAAGTGCGACCCATAAGAGCCGCCCTCTCCCTTCGCGATAGCTACCGTGACACCACACCACGGCAGTATGAAAGGTTGCCCACTATGTCAGCTGGGCAATATCCGTATATATTGAGTCGACGCGTTGAGTCAACATACACTCAACGCACTGACATTACCTTGACGCATTACGTCGAATCAGTTTAGAAGGACCTATGCAAGAGGAGCAGCAAGATGACTGACAAGACTTTTTCCGTAGGCCAAGCCGCCGAATGGCTGGCAAAACCAAAAGAACAAAAAGAAGTTGTAGCGAACCAACTGCGACGGTTCCGCACGAAAGGGTATGTCCGCACCCGTGGCACTTTCGGGGTTGGACCAACCGCTACCCACACCTTTCAAACGGTTGATTTAGGCGTTGCGAAATTCTGCCGCGCTTTAACTGCATTGGGCATTAAGGACACAAAAGTAATGAGGGCCGTATCCAACGCTTGCTACGACCAACCAGCCAAGGGCGGCAACAGTGGCGCAACGATGGGAATGGCGGCGGCTCTCGACACTCCCCACTCGCCTTGGAAAATGGTTATCTTTCTGTCCATCAACGACGACGGAACGCAGCACGTCATTGCCGAAATGTGGCAGGGCTTGGCCGCGCTTGAAAAGGTCGGCAGCGAAATGATTGTTCTGGCAACGGATGAATGGTTACCCCAACTCGCAGAGATGGGGGCATAATCCGATGGCCTTTGCACTCCCCCGCCTGTTCCGCCGCAACGCCCCGGAACCCGTCCAAACCCGCAGTTTTGACGCGGCAACGGGAGGACGGCGTGGGTCTGCTTTCATGGCCTACGGTTCCAACGCAACCGAAACCCTTGCCGCCGCCGCGCCTTTGCGCAGCCGCGCCCGCCATGCCTACGCCAACAACGGGTATATCGCCAACGGCGTAAACGCGATTGTGGCTGAGGCAGTTGGCGCTGGGATTGAACCAGCGTCCGCACATCCAGACATTGCCATGCGCGACCCCTTGAATCAAAAATGGTTGGCTTTCGCTGAATCGGCTGACGTGGAAGGCCGGACAGACCTGCGTGGACTGCTGGCACAGATGGTTCTTGCCTGCGTGGTCGATGGTGAATCGTTCGCCGTTATTGAAGAAGACTCAGACGGGATTCAGGTGCGCTTGATCCCCGCCGAAATGGTGGACGAGTCAAAGACATCCGATCTGGTCCAAGGCCGTTACATCGCCGCTGGTATTGAATACGATGCCCGTGGACGCCGTGTGGCCTACCATATCCAACCGAACCGTCCGACTGACCTGTTTCCGACAAGCCGCGACACTATCCGCGTCCCTGCCAAAGATGTGCTGCACCTCATGCGCCCTCTGGGGCCGGGACAGGTGCGCGGTGTATCGTGGCTTGCCCCGGTACTGCTGACCGTCAACGAACTGGACCAATTGCAGGACGCCCTGTTGGTTGGGGCCAAGATTGCAGCCATGCATGCGGGCTTTGTGACCGACAACAACAATATCGGCGGCACGGGCGCATATCCAGAAGCCGATAGCCTGACAGATATTTCACTGGAACCCGGCGTGGTGCGTATCCTGCCCGCTGGCACGGACATCAAATTCAATTCGCCCTCTGAGGCGAAAGACTCCATCGCGTTTGCCAAGCTGACCTTGGGCCAGATTGCCGCTGGACTCGGTATCCCGCAATTCTGGCTGGACGGCGATCTGTCTGGGGCAAACTATTCCAGCTTGCGGGCTGGCTTGATCCCTGCCCGCGCCAAGCTGGAGCAATTCCAGTATCACCAGATTATCCCGCAAGCCCTGACCCCGCTTTGGCGTAGGGTTCAAACCCGTGCTTACCTGTCTGGCAGCGTAGACATTCCCGACTTAGCCCCGGCCCTGCTGGCTGAATGGTTGCCGCCCCGCTTTATGCAGGTGGACCCGATGAAAGACACCCAAGCCCTTATCGCCCAAATTGACGCCAAGCTGACAAGCCGCACGAAAGCCGTGGCATCTTTGGGATGGAACCGCGCTGACCTCGACAAAGAGATTGCCGCCGAAACTGGAGACCAAGATGACGCTGCATGATCCCCTTGCGCCTTTGACGCGCACCGCGACAACCGCCAACAGCTATGACGCTGCAACCCGGACATTTGAGGCCGTCATCGCCACGATGACACCCGTGGTTCGCCGCGATGCCCAAGGACCATTTAACGAGGTTTTGGACCCTGCAACGCTAGGCGCAAGCGTCGGGATGCCGCTGCTGGACAGTCACCGGACAGACTCCGTGCGTGACCTGCTGGGCCGCGTGGTTTCAACCCGCGTAGAAGGCAACCAAGTCATCGCCAAGCTGCAACTGTCCACGGCGTCCGACACTGACCCGATTGCGCAGCGCATTGCAGACGGGTCCTTGACCGGAGTCAGCATCGGCTACCGCGTCACCGGATGGACAGAGTCCGCCGGGGCGTCCGGGCAGCGCCAAAAGACACCAACAGCGTGGACCCTTACAGAAGTCACCCTGACAACGAATCCAGCGGACCCCAATGCGCGTGTCCGCCACCAAGAAGCCCTAGGCGCAACGGCGCGGCCTAGCGAGACGACCACGACCCATCGCGCCGACAACCCCACCTCTCAAGCTGGAGCAGATATGCCCGATATTGTTATTGAAACTACCCCCGAACAGGATGCAGAACGCACCCGCCGTTCCTCTATCCGCACCCTTGTCCGTTCGGCTGGTCTGTCTGCTGAAATTGCAGATGACCTCATCGACCAAGACTCAACCGTGGACCAAGCAAAGGCTGCCGTCTTTGACGCCACCCAAACCCGGACTGCACCTGTAATTCGCACCCACGCGCCCCAGAATGACGACCCGGCTGTTATCACCCGCCGTCAGTCTGACGCCGTTGCTGTCCGTATGAACGGCGGCGATTGCCCGGATGATGCCAAGCAATATCTTGGCGATAGCCTGTTGGACATGGCCCGCGATGGGCTGACCCGCTCTGGCGTCTCTGTCCGTGGCCTGTCTGCTGACGAGGTATTCACCCGCGCCGCGCATGGCACGTCTGACTTCCCGTTGGTTGTCAGCAACGCGATGGGAAAGGTGGCAGCCGATTCATACAAGGCAGCCGAGTCCCCGTTGAAACAGCTTGGCCGTCAGCGCGTTCTGCGTGACTTCAAAGCGTCCACCAGCATCCGCATTGGCGAAATGGGCCGTCTTGAGGAAATCGCAGAGTCCGGTGAAATCAAAGCCACAGGCCGCGCCGAAACGGGCGAATCCATGTCTCTGAAAACCTATGCGCGTGGTATCAACGTCAGCCGCAATCTGCTGGTGAATGACGACTTGAACCTGCTGGGCGACATGACCGCCGCCTTTGGTGAAGCCGCTGCGCAAACTGAGGCGGACGAAATGGTCAAACTGCTGACCAGCAACCCCAACCTGTCGGACGGGACGCCCGTGTTTGACTTGAGCCGTGGCAACCTGTCTAACACCCCCGCGTCACTTTCAGACGCTGGTGCAGGTCACACGGCATTGTCCGCCGCACGGAAAGCAATGCGTGGCTTTAAGGGGACAGACGGCAAGACGCTTATCAATGTCGTGCCGAAATACCTGTTGGTTGGTCCTGAGACAGAAACCTACGCGGAACAACTGTTGGCGGCTCTTTATCCGACAAATGTGGATGACGTGAATATCATGGGCCAAAAGCTGACCCTGCTTGTCGAACCCCGTATCACAGACGATAGCTGGTACGTGTTCGCCGATCCGGCTCGCGTGGCGTCTATGGCTTACGGCTACCTTGCCAGCGCCCAAGGCGTTCAAATCCAACGGGCAGAGGCTTGGGATACTCTCGGAATAAAATTCCGTGCGTTTCTCGACTTTGGCACAGGTTGGTCTGACTGGCGTGGAGCATACCAGAACCCCGGCAATAACTGATGTTGACTCTGGCTGAAATGCTAACTGAGGCGCGGGCGGCTTATCACCGCCTGCAAATCGGGGAAGCACTAGTCGAGTTGCGGGACTCAAACGGCGAAACGGTCATCTATAACCGTGCGAAAATCCCGCAACTCGCCGCATACATCAATGACCTCGAACGGCAAGCGATGGGCATGAAACGCCCCAACACCGTTCAATTCCAGACCTCGAAAGGACTGAACTAATGCAGAACTATATCCAACGTGGTGACAACATCACCCTCGACTCCCCGGCGGACGTGCTGTCCGGCGCGGGCGTTCAAATCGGAGCAATCTTTGGCGTAGCAAACGGGAACGCTGCAACGGGCCAGCCTGTTGTCTTGTCCACGGTAGGCGTCTTTGATCTGCCTAAGACCACGGCAAACGATGTGACCCTAGGCGCGGCGCTATACTGGAACGACTCCGCTAAGGAAGTCACAACCACGGCGTCCGGCAACACCAAAATCGGTGTGGCTATCGCAGCCAAGTCCGGTGCTGGAACAGTCGCAACCCGTCTTAACGGCGCGTTTTGATCCGATGACCCGGCGTTCTGTTGCATTTAGGCAGGCCGATGTGGAAAGGGCAGTGAAAGCCGCCCTTTCCGCTGGGCTGACTGTGAACTCCTTTGAAGTCTCGCAAAGCGGAACGATCCGGGTCATCACTACCAACGTAAAAGGCGAAACCACGCCCGATTTACCCTATGACGAATGGAAGGCCAAGCGCGATGCGGGTTCAACTTAAAGGTATCAATCGGGTTTCAAAGAAATTGGCTGACGGGTCTCGCGTCACCTATTTCTACGCATGGAAGGGCGGACCACGCTTGCCCGGAAAGCCCGGTTCTGTTGAATTTGTGGACGCATATAACGCCGCCATAGCCGAAAAGGTAAGGCAGCCCGCCGGAACCATTCAAGCGGTGCTAAACGCATATCAAGACTCTCCCAAGTTTCTCGATTTAGCCGATAGGACGCGCAAGGATTACGCCCGTCAAATTCGCCAAATCGAATCTGAATTTTCCGACTTCCCGTTGGCCGCTTTAGCCGACCGCCGTACCCGTGGCGAGTTTCTGGCGTGGCGCGACAAACTGGCAATCAAATCACGCAGACAGGCAGACTACACGTTTTCCACGTTCGCCGCGATTATGGCATGGGCCGCTGACCGGGGACTCGTTTCCACGAACCCGTGCGCAAGACCCGGCAAGCTATACCGCTCAAAACGGGCGGAATCAATCTGGACCGCCGATGATGAAGCCGCGTTGCAATCGGTAGCCCCGCCCCGCATTTGGCTGGCATATCTGCTGGCGATCTGGACAGGGCAACGGCAAGGCGACCTGCTACGACTGACTTGGAAAGCCTATGACGGAACGCATATTCGTTTGCGCCAAAGCAAAGGCGGACGCCGCGTGGTAATCCCCGTGGCTGGCCCCCTCAAAATGGCACTGGACAATGCAGCACGGAACAAAAAGGCTGTTACGATCCTGACAACCACGAAAGACACTCCTTGGACCTCTGATGGGTTCCGCACAACATGGGGCAAAGTGGTTGCGAAAGCACAAATTACCGGACTGACATTCCACGACTTGCGTGGGACCGCCGTGACCCGCCTTGCCGTGGCCGATTGCAGCACCTCAGAGATTGCCACGATTACCGGACATAGCCTCAAAGACGTTGGGGCTATCTTGGACGCGCACTATTTGAGCCGCGATTCTAGACTTGCTGAGAGTGGCATGAAGAAACGTGAAATGTACGAAGGGAGAACAAAAACTCCCAACTGAGCGCCCAACTGCCCTAACCTGTTCGGTAACAAATCGCAGGAAACGCCTTATTTATATTGGCAGG